TATGCTGGCTATAATGTCACCTCTCATCGAGTTATGGAGCGAAACGAAGATGACGGTTCTTTCCAAAACGGAAAAGCTTTGCATGTTATTAGGCTAAGAAAAAATGTAGCATGGAAGGTCGAATCTATTAATCCTGTCGGCGCTGACGCGGTTTACTGCCCAGAAGAGCCTGTAACAAGTGGCTTTACGCTTGCAAATGGACTACTAACGGGTAACTGCTCAACGTCGGCCGTCAGCTTCCTGACTTTCTACCTGCTGCTGAATGGCTCGGGTGTTGGTCGCGCATACGACGACAACCTAATGTGCGTAGATTGGTCGAACTTGCCGGTCGTCATTCCGGTTATCGATGAATCCCACCAAGATGTTTTGAGTGGCCAGATTGACGCGTTCAGCGTCCGTAACGCTCGTCACCTCTACGCACATGCCGACATCGTTGAGTTCCGGGTGCCTGACTCGCGTGAAGGTTGGGCAAAGGCTATTGAGCGCATGGAAGTCATGGCGTTCGAAGGTGTTCACCGCAATAAGGTGCTGCTACTGGACTTCTCCGATGTTCGTCCGCGTGGCGCTCCGATTGGTGGCATGCAGAACCGCCCGGCATCTGGCCCAGGCCCTCTGATGGACGCCATCAAGCACATTGCTCGCCTCCGCGACTCTTCGATGGAACCATGGCGTCAGGCGATGTATGCGGACCACTACCTCGCGGAGTGCGTACTGGTAGGTGGCGCTCGTCGTGCAGCACGTATGGCGACGAAAACTTGGCGCGACAAGAATGTGCTGGACTTCATTACTGTCAAGCGCCCGCTGGAGTTCCTCGGCAAGTCGGGTGGGGAAATTGCTCAGATGAAGCAGGAGAATCCGTGGGGTTACATGGGCTTCCTGTGGTCGTCAAACAATTCGGTGACCGCCGACGACGAGTTCTGGAAGCTGGTCAAGGCGACGGACGAAGACCTGCGGTTCGAAAGTGACGAGACGAAGGAACTGGCGCTGCATGCAAAGAAGGTGCTGGACACCATCGCTGAAGCCTCTTACTTCGACGGCACTGGTGAACCTGGCATCATCAATCAGGACAAGCTAAATCAGCGTAACGACGGTCTGTTGGACTATCTCGACGGTGACTTCGCGGAAAGTGAACGCTACAAGCTGGACGAGGACACCAAGTGCCTGACCAGCAAGCTCGCAGAGAAGGTAGTTAGCGCAAAGTACACGCAAATCACCAACCCATGTGGCGAAATCTCGCTGATGATGCTGGGCGGCTATTGCGTTATCGCGGACGTGGTTCCGTTCCACGCGCAGGATGACGACGACGCTGAGGATGCCTTCCGCACAACCACCCGTGCGCTGATCCGCACGAATCTGATGGACGCGCTGTACGGGCGGGAAGTCAAGCGTACGAATCGTATCGGTGTGGGTATCACTGGTCTGCACGAATACGCCTACAAGCGTTTCGGCTACGGCTGGAAAGACATCGTGGACGAAGGGAAATCGAAGGACTTCTGGTTGATGATGAATCGCTTCAAGCGCGCCGTAGCAGAAGAGGCAGAGAGGTACGCGAAAGAACTGGGTGTTTCTGTTCCGCATACCGACACAACTATCAAGCCTGCCGGCACCACGTCGAAGCTGTTCGGTTTGACTGAAGGCGCACACTTGCCGTCGATGCGCGAGTATCTGCGGTGGGTACAGTTCCGCAACGACGATCCGCTGATTCAGACCTACGCGGACAAGGGTTATCCAGTCCGCAAGTTGCAGGTCTATTCCGGCACCACCATCGTCGGATTCCCCACGCAGCCGGCCATCTGTCGCTTGGGTATGGGCAACAAGCTCGTGACCGCAGCGGAAGCCACCCCGGAAGAACAATATCAGTACCTTCGCCTGCTGGAGAAGTATTGGATTCAGGGCGTCGATGCTGAAGGCAATCTGCTTCCGGACTCTGGCAACCAGGTTTCGTACACGCTGAAGTACGACCCGCTGGTAGTCGGCTACGAAGAGTTCCGCAGCACCTTGATTGACGGTCAGTCGAGCGTTCGTTGCTGTTCCGTGATGCCACAGACAGACGCGACCGCGTTCGAGTATCAGCCTGAAGAGCCGGTCACAAAGGCGAAGTACGAAATGATCGTCAACGCCATCATGACTGAAGAGGAGGTGCAGGAAGACGTGGGTCTTGAGCACGTTGACTGTGCCGGCGGGGCTTGCCCGGTGTCGTTCAACGAGAATCAGGTTGCGCAGGAGCGCTGATAACTCTAAGCGAGAAGGTCAGTCACGGATGACAGACCCTCGCAAGGGGATCGACATGTGGGCAGAATTCAAGTTTGGACCGATCAATCTCTGGAGCGTATGGCCGTCGTCGGAGATGGTGAGCTTGGATGGCGAAATGAAAGCGGTTGAATCGGATTTGTGGGAGGAATATCTGTTGGAAGAGTGGGACGAATATGACCTATAGGAATTTCAAGGGGTTTACGAATCGCGAATGCGAATTCTTCCCATGTCACAAGGGCGTAAAGCGAGAGGATTTCAACTGCCTCTTCTGCTATTGCCCGCTCATGAATCAGCAATGCCCTGGTCCGTACAAGGTCTTCACCGATAAGTACGGCAGGGTACGGAAAGACTGTTCTGACTGCACCTTGAATCATGACGGCATCGACCAGTCGTGGCGCTTCATCCAGATGTGGGCGTCCACGGCTCCGATATGGGATTACGAGTCGCAATCCAGTGTAAAGATCAAGCGGTATGCGCAGCTGGTAAAGGCAAGCTTCGACCACGCGGATATCTCCTGGGCAGTTGATCAGATCGACAAGTAATGCGTGACTTACCTCGCTTCGTCGTGTAAGTTATGAATGAGTGAAAAACGTTGGAGGTGACAATATGAAGAAACTAATTCTTATTGCCGCAATCGCGGCTTCCGTACTGCTGTCTGGTTGCGACAACCCAAATGCCGCCCGCCGTGCGCTTGAGAAAGCGGGCTTCTCAGACATCAAGGCGGGCGGTTACGACTGGTTCGCTTGTGGGAAAGACGACTTCTACTCCACGCGCTTCTGCGCAACCAACTCAGTCGGCGTTCGCGTGTGTGGAACTGTGTGCAGTGGGCTGATCATGAAAGGCGCAACCGTCCGCTTTTGAGGTGCTTATGTACGCATTCAAACCCGCGATCTGGGCGCTAGTGATGGTGCTAGTGATCGTCGGGATCTACTAGGGTATCGGATTGGGAGGTGGCTGTTGATGATATGGCTTGCAATTTATATCGTTTTCGTTGTGATCGCGATCTTTTTGGTTGCGGTAACCAAATCAAAAGATCAAATTACTCTAATGAGCCCGAGTGAGGCTCGTAATTTAACGCTTGTTATTCCCGCAATTGTTGTTGCATTCGTGTGGGCTATTTACTACATCGTAACGACAGCGTTTGTCGAATAAAGGCAAAGTATAGGGAACTCACTCACTCGTGATTGAGCCCCCGGAGTAGTCGCTGCATAATTCAATCACTGCAACGCAGCAATGAATTATGCAGCGACTAAACGGAGGTGTTTATGAACAGTATTTATCGTGTGCCTGTAAGCGATGTCTTCAACAATCAGAAGTTCTACTGGCACGGCAGGTTGTATCAGAAGATCGACAATAAGTCGAGTGGTGTTTTGGCCCGGACTCTCGGTGCGAAAAAGTCACTTAAAACATATATCGGGCGCTGCGCGCTCGTTTCTCCGGTTCCCTGCGGAACCTAATACTTACACGAGGTAATACAACTATGACAAATCCGGCAGGAAGTTTTACAAAAGAGGGCGCGAAGCTCATGACCGAACTCTTCACCAAGGAAGATCAGGTCAAGGTGATCGAGTGCATGCGGGAAATCCAAAAGGTTGTTGAGCAGTACGAGCCGACCGTTTCGATGTTCGCCGTAGCAATGGTCAATGCTGCGTTCGCGGACGTGTTGGAAAGAAACGAGGTGGCAGAGAGCTAACATGAAACAGTTTCACAACTTGTACGCCAAGATTTTGGCTGAAGGGGTCGTGATTGAGGGCGATCGCACTGGCGTCGGCACGAGGTCTATCTTCGGGTACCAGATGCGATTCGACCTTCGCAAAGGGTTTCCGCTGCTGGGTACGAAATTCACCCCGTTCAAGCTGATCGCAACTGAGCTTCTATGGTTCCTGCAGGGAAATCCGGATATCAGCTATCTGCATGAACACAACAACCACATCTGGGATAAGTGGGTCAAGGACGACGGCACCTTTGGCCCGATCTATGGTCACAATTGGCGCAGTTGGCTTGATGTGCGCTCGGGCGATCTTAAGTTCATCCAAGCGGGGTCGCGGATTGATCCGCGTGAGATTGACCAGGTCCAGAACGTCATCGCTCGCCTTAAGTCTGATCCGCTGAGTCGTCGGCACATCGTTTCCGCCTGGAACGTGGCGGACGTAGAGTCCGGAGAGATGGCGCTTCCGCCGTGCCATGTGCTGTTTCAGTTCTATGCGCGACCACTTTCGTACGAAGACCGCTACCACGAGGCTAAGATTGTGCGTGGCAGGGATGTGATGTCGTGTCACACGCACGAAGACTTGGATGAGATCGGCATTCCGCGCTATGGACTCTCCTGCCAGCTCTATCAGCGGTCGGCAGACAGCTTCCTTGGTGTTCCGTTTAACATAGCAAGTTATTCACTGCTGACTCACATGATCGCGCACCTGACGAACATGGTTCCGGAAGAGTTCATTTGGACCGGCGGCGATACGCACCTGTACCTGAATCACGATGATCAGGTTCAGCGCTATCTGAAG